ATTGGGTTTGAGGTACTCAACTGGGCAAAGAGAGTTGTATTCGATCCTATGGCAGAATACGATGTACATATGATCGTGGGAAATCATGATTGTTATTACAAATCTACCAACAGAACTAACTCTCCAGACCTACTACTCAAAGACTACGACAATATCACCACCTATCATAGACCTACAGAGGTAACTCTAGAGGGTATGGATACACTTCTACTCCCTTGGATTTGTGATGACAACAGGGAAGAGTCCCTGAGAATGATTAATAACTCTACATCAAAGTTTGCAGCTGGTCACTTAGAGTTGGATGGGTTTGAGGCATACAGGGGACACACTTACAGGGATGGTAAGTTAGACAATGGAGTATTCGATAACTTTGATAAAGTATTCTCAGGACACTTTCACACTCGTTCAGACAATGGAAAGATTTTCTATGTTGGTAACCCCTATGAGATGTTCTGGAACGATGTGAATGACCCCAGAGGGTTTGTTCTACTGGATACTGAAACTCTAGAGGTTGAGTATGTGAATAACCCACACACTCTCTTTTCTGTCATCTACTATGAAGATACTAACTATAAACTCTTCAACGCTAAAGCGTATGAGGGTAAGATTGTAAAGGTTATTGTTCGAAAGAATACTGATAGGAAACTCTTTGATAAGTTCCTAGACAAACTTATGAAGACCAATATCCTAGACATGAAGATCGTAGAGAACTTCAACGTTCAGGAGGGTGAAGAATTTCAGGTAGAAGATATTGAGGAGAATACTCTATCAATCCTCAATCGATATGTGGATGAAGCGGACTATGAGGATAGTTCTATTCAGAAAGACGATATTAAGAATCTTATCTCACAAATCTACCGAGAGGCATGTGAGGTATGAGGGATTCTTGTTATATCATTACCGCATCAGAAGCAAAGGGTATGGACGTATATACTATCAAGTCTGATGGTGTCAAGAACGTTCTGGTTTTTGAAGAAGGGGAAGACGCTGAGAGGTATGTTATAATGTTGAATGAAGATGACGGATATGTTGTGGGTGAAACACTAGAACTAGAAGTTTTTGAGGTTCCACTCTCTGCTGTGGTAGAATCTCTGAACGAGAAAGGTTATAGTTACATCTACATTAAACCTGATGACCTGTTTATTCCACCTGATGCTAAGAAACTCTGATTATGTTGTTGTTTAAGAAACTAAGATGGCAGAACTTCTTATCCACTGGAGACAAGGGTATTGAAGTTGATTTCCTAATGAACAATACCAATCTTATTATTGGTAGTAATGGTGCTGGTAAGAGTACTCTTTTGGATGCTCTTACCTTTGTTCTATTCAACAAGCCATTCAGGAAGATCACCAAACCACAACTAGTCAATAGTATCACTGAGAAGAAGTGTGTAGTTGAGATTGAGTTTGAAACAAACAATAAGAGTTACTTAGTTCGCCGTGGGATCAAACCCAATGTATTTGATATCGTAGTAGATGGGAAACTACTAGACAAACGTGGTGATGACAGAGATAACCAGAAACTATTAGAAGAGAATATTCTTAAAGTAAATTATAAATCATTCACTCAGGTGATTATCCTTGGGGCATCTACCTTTGTTCCTTTTATGCAACTTACTGCAACCAATCGTAGGGATGTGATTGAAGATCTATTAGATATCCGTGTGTTCAGTCAGATGTCAGGTATTGTTAAAGATCGTATCAGACAACTTCGTGAAGATATTAAGATTCTAGATATCAAGCGAGGATCTCTCAGAGAGAAGTCTGAGATGCAGAAGAACTTTATCAATGAGATCACTAAGAAGGGTGAGAGTAATATTGAATCTAAAGGAGAAAAGATCAAGACTCTATTGTTCCAGAAGTCTGAGTTAGATATTCAGAATGTAGATACTCTAACTAATCTAAAGGAACTACAAGGTGAGTTGGAGGGATTAGAAGATGCTTCTAATAAACTACGCAAGTTGGGTAGTTTGAGAGGTAAGATCTCTCAGAAGATTAATACACTAACTAAGGAACATAAGTTCTTTAAAGATAATGCTTCTTGTCCTACCTGTACTCAGGATATTGACGAAGAGTTTCGTAGTGTCAGACTAACTGCGTTGGGTGAAAAGGCAAAGGAGATGAACAAGGGGTTCAAGGAACTGGAAGATACTATTGAACGAGAGGAGAACCGAGAAGAGAAGTTCAAGAGTATCTCCAAACAAATCCTAGAACTAAACACCCAGTTGAATACCAACAACACAAAGAACACTAATATCAGTATGAATATTGGTGATCTTGAAAGTGAGATTAGTTCTATCAGACACTCCATTGATAACCAAACAGAAGAGAAAGAGAAACTAGATAGGTTCCAAGAGGACTTGAACCTAGTATTTGATACTCTCTCCACCAGAAACTCTGAGATGGATAATAACAAGTTTGTCTATGAGCTACTAAAAGATGGTGGAGTGAAGACTAATATCATTCGTAAGTATATCCCATTCATCAACAAACAGGTGAATAGATATCTACAGATGATGGAGTTCTATATCAACTTCGAGTTGGATGAAGAGTTCAATGAAACTGTAGTATCACCCATTCATGAGAACTTCTCCTACTCTTCTTTCTCTGAAGGTGAGAAGATGAGAATTGATTTGGCACTTCTATTCACTTGGAGAGAAGTTGCTAGGGTCAGAAACTCTGTGAATACTAACCTTCTAATTATGGATGAGGTGTTCGATAGTTCCCTTGATGGATTTGGAACAGAAGAGTTCCTGAAAATCATTAGATATGTTGTCCAAGATGCTAATGTATTCATAATTAGTCATAAACAGGAACTCCACGAAAGATTTGATAGTGTTCTACGATTTGAAAAAGATCGTGGTTTTTCTAAACTAACTCTAAATAAAGCAAGCGATTGAAACCTATGAAAAAGTTCTTATTATTTGGCGCTATATTTGCATTAGTTGGTGCGGGTCTGTCTCACGGTCAGTTTCACTTGTATAACTCATCGGTTCCTCATGTCCATGAAAATGGAGTAATCCATACACATTGAGTGATAGATATTCGTTATGAACGCGCTTGATTTGATCATTGAGTATCCTAATGCTTTTCCAGATGATATATGTGAAGAAATTATAGAAAGGTTCGATAAAGATGAAAATGTGTCCAAAGGTTATAATGGACTCTATGGACCTGACACAACTACCACTAAAGTTTCTAACGACCTGATGATCAGTGGTCGTCCAGAATGGTCAGATATGGATAGTAAGTTGTTCGACATACTATCTCCATATATTCAGAACTATACTGATATGCTTAGGGATCAATTCTACTTTGAGCAAACTGGACATATCAGAGACCTAGGATATCAAATTCAAAAAACAGAACCCGGTGGGTATTTTTCATGGCATACTGATGATAATACTGAAATAATTACAGATCAGACATACATTACCGATATAGGTAGGAGATCACATTGTGCTCGCAATAGAATGTTCACTTATATTCTATATCTAAATGATAGATATGAATATGAAGATGGTCAGACTGAGTTTAAGTTTGGTAATGGAAATACCAAATTAATCAGACCTGAACAAGGTAAACTCATTCTATTTCCTGCTAATCCTTTCTACCCACATAGGGGAGTTCCTCTAGAAAACGGAGTAAAATACTTAATGACAGGGTGGGTTGTGAGAGATATGATATATGCAGTGGAAGAAAGTACTGACGACTATGATGAAAGGAAAGCAAGATATTCTGGTCCAGAATATTCATGTATCACCCTAGTAGACAGCTGATGAACTGGCACAAGGGGGGTTGAATACCCACCTTTTCTGTGCCATAATAGGTTCATACCAAGGAAGGCACCTATGATCAACCTAGAAGTCAAAGGACAACTAGCGAAACTCCTAGCAACTGAGGATCTCATTGTTGAGCACCGCAATGTGGATACCGCAATGTTTAATGTGGATACCCGTGTTCTTACCCTTCCTAGGTGGGAGAAAGCAACTAATACAGTATTTGACCTTCTAATTTCACATGAGGTTGGACATGCCCTGTTCACTCCTAATGAAGACTGGACTAGTAAGGTATCTTGTCCTAAAATGTTTGTAAACGTAACTGAAGATGCTCGTATTGAGTCTCTAATGAAGCGTAAGTTTGGTGGACTACCCAAAACCTTCTACAAAGGATATAAAGAACTCTATGAACAAGATTTCTTTGGTATTGGTGATGAAAATCCATCTTGTATGCAGATCGCAGATAGAGTAAACCTACACTTCAAGGTAGGTAACTTCATTAATATCCCCTTTACTGAAGAGGAACAGGTTGTTGTTGATCAGATTACTAGAGCAAAGACTTTCCAAGAGGCACTAGAATCCGCTGAAGCGTTATATGCTCTCCATAAGATAGAGAAAGAAGAAAAGGAGAAAGAGAAAGTATCATCAGTATCAGGGGATGGTGATGATGGTGAGTCTGGACAAGAAGGTGGAGAGGGTGAGGAGCAAACAATTCAAACAGAAACTGATGGTGGTGTTGAAGGTGGAGATGATACTAATGATGAGCCAGGAGACTCTGAATCTGGTAATGGAAATCCAGTAGAAAGTTCTGGTGGTGGGGATGATCACGATATGGATGAAGACATAGTGAAGACTATGGAGAATGTGGAAGACAAACTAAAAGATCTTACCTCTGATAAAACTTATGGTGAACCTGTATATCTCACCCACGGTAAGATTGACTTGAATGAAGTTGTTATTCCTAATGATATAGTTCAAAATCGTATTGATAGACACTGGAATATTCGTTTGGGACTCCTTAGATCTCAAGATGAATCTAAGTCGAAGGAAGTTGAATACTTCATCCATCGTGATTATGGTAGGTATGAGGAAAGTTTCAAAAAGTTTAGAAAAGATATTCAACCTGAAGTTAACTATATGGTAAAGGAGTTTGAATGTAAGAAGTCAGCAGACGCATATTCACGGGCAACAACTGCTAGAACTGGTGTTCTGGATTGTACTAAACTCCATACCTATAAGTACAATGAAGATCTGTTCAGGAAAGTAACAACTATCCCTGAAGGTAAGAATCATGGTCTCATCTTTGTTCTAGACTGGTCTGGTTCAATGTGTGAGGTTCTTTCTGATACCGTAAAACAACTCATCTCACTGGTTATGTTCTGTGATAAGGTTGGTATCCCCTTCGATGTGTATACTTTCACCAATGACTATAACAAATATGATCCATATGCTCCCAGAGAACTTGGAGAGTTGAATACCTTTGATCTGGGTGGTGGATTTAACATGGTGAATATTCTTACTAGTAAAGTAAATCGTAAGACCCTAACCAAACAGATGGAGAGGATTTATATGATTGCTGAAATGTTTACTACTGGTAACTACGGATCTGTTCCTGACTTTATGACACTATCAGGAACTCCTT